AAGCGTTTCGGCTTACGGCTAAAGCAAACTCCCGCTCAGTGGAATGCGAAAATGGCCCCATGAGTGCGGTGAAGGAACGATTGTTGAATTGTAGCTCAACAGGAAGACAGAACTGCATTGCTTAATTATTGCCTCACCGTAGGCTACAGGCGGGAGAAAAAGGGGCGATGGAGGAAGGCCGAAATGATTGGTGGGGCTTGCCGAAGTGCAAGCGCTGACCTAAGATTTGACCGACCTCTTCTCTTTCATGGCCCCTCCCTCTATCGACCCCCTAGGCGACGGCAAAAGCCTCGTCATGCTCCTCGATTCCATGGGCAACAGCCTGTCCGTGGTGAACGATGCTAGGCAAAGCTTTGAACAGCGCAGTGAAGAATGGACCGAGCGCGACGCTAAGCTCCTCAACTATCTCGCCCGCGAGCGCCATACCAGTCCATTCCGTGGCGTGGTGTTCAAATGGTGGGTAAAGGCACCGTTGTTTATTGCTCGACAGTGGTGGAAACATACAGTGGCCTCCACTTTTGTTGATGATCAGCTTGGCTGGAACGAAAAAAGCTTCCGCTACTGCTCAGCAGAAGAAGCTCAGTTTTACGTGCCGGCAGTGTTTGCCAAGCAAAGCGAAAGCAATAGACAAGCCTCTGAAGGCTTCCTAGACAGTGACGGGCAGGCTCTAGCGCTTCGCCAGTACACGCAAGCTCTGGTTGCCTGCAAGCAGGCTTACGAGGGTCTCTTGCTGACAGGAGTGAGCAAGGAACAGGCTCGTGCTATCCTCCCTTCGGCTCTCTACACGTCCTTCACTTGGACCTGCTCTCTCCAGGCCTTGCTTCATTTCATTTCACTGCGCATAGGCAAGGGCGCACAGGGGGAGATTGCAGCCTATGCCAAGTCCTTGATGGAGCTTGCGAGGCCAGTGGCCCCTGAAGCCTTTGCCGCTTTTGAAGACAACGACTACCAATTCTGACCATGAGCGACGCCGTTAATCCCAGTCACTACAACGGTACCGACTGCCTAGAGGCCATTGAAGCCTCAATGACTCCCGAAGCTTTCAAAGGCTTCATGAAAGGCAATGTCATTAAATATCTGTGGCGCTACGAAAAAAAACGCGGCACCGAAGACTTGTGCAAAGCTCTTTGGTACCTTAATCGTCTTGCCGACTTAGTAGAAATCGAAGAGTCGAACGAGAAGGCGCTGTACGAAGCCGTTAAAAAAATGACAGCAATGGAGGAAGAGGCAAATTACGATCCTGATGATTACATGGTCAGCGGATGCCCTGATGGCTTCTGCCCCATGCCTAATGTGAGGCAAGGCACTCCTGAACCTCTGCCCCCTTTCCCATCGTTCCCTCCAGTTAGCTAGCAGCTCTCAGGAATACAGGAGGCGGCCATTCAGTGGCCGCTTTTTTCTTTTCATGAATGGGAAGCACTCGCCCTACCTGCTCCATCCATTGCTCCCAGCTTCCAATGTCAGTATGGGCACTGATAAAGCTATTGCTATGCACCCAAGCGAGCAGCAAATTTTCTCGCTCTTGCGTCCAGCAGTCAAGGGGACGCCAAAATTCAAACACTGGCAAGTCGCCCTTCGCCCCATTGTGCTCTCGACACGCAGGAACGATGTTCCATTTTGCATAATGCGGGCCACCTTTGCTTTTAGGAACTAAATGGTCGAGCGTTAGCTTTTCGTGCCATTTTCCACAGTAAGCACAAGCAGGCTGCCCTAGAGGACCTCGTAGTGGATAGTCTTCAAAAATGCTCTTCCGAAATCGACGCTTTGCTTCTGAAGGACGCAGTTCAATAAGAGAATGGAGCAGATCATCAGGCCCATGTCTCCCGCCCATGAAACTATTGGCTTTCTTTAAGCATAAATGCAGCTTGACTGATTCTGTCTGCTCCTAGAATGAGCGCAGAAGTATAAAATCTTTCTAAAACGCATGGAACCCTGGCAGGAAAGGCTGGCCAATATCGCCGCTACGGTAACGGCTGGTATGCTCCTAGCCACTGGTGGAATGATGATTACCGTCGGCAATCAGCAAGTGAAAATCGTGACGCAGATTGAAAGCATCACGAAAGAACTAGGAGCCCTCACGGAAAATGTTAAGGGAATCGAAGGCAGGGTTAGGAGCCTAGAAGTGAACAAGGAATAACTTTGCTAGCCTATAGACATCATTTTGGAGCTTTTCCATGGAAGCGATTGAATGGTTCGTAGTCGGTGGCATTATCGTTGCTGCCATTGACCAAATCATTGAAAAAACTCCCTATCGGAGTAACAACATTGTCCAGCTTGTACTGACTGGCCTGAAGGCAGTATTCCGCGTTAAGGACTGAAGCAGTGGCCGAAGTTGCCAACTCGTGGCAGGGAGTTAGCCTCCACGCTAAGCGCGTGGGGGCTAAATTCCCTGAGCTTGTCGCGGCTCAATGGGCATGTGAAAGCGGCTTTGGCAAACATTTTTCCGGCAAATGGAACGCATTTGGCTTGAAAGGCAGCGGAACTGTTGCTAGCACAAAAGAGTTTTACGATGGGCAGTGGGTAGAAATAAGGGATGGCTTTATTGATTTCCCTAGTCTTGCTGCCTGCATTGAATACCTTGTCACGCGCTGGTATTTGGATTGGAAGGGCTACAAGGGCGTAAACAATGCGCCCACGAGGGAAGAAGCCGCCAGAATACTGCAGAGCGAAGGCTATGCCACTGACCCTAGCTACGCCAATAAGCTTATTCGCTTAATGAACGAACACGCGCCAGGAGCGATGACTGATTCTCCCATTGTCCTTTCGGACGCTGCTAAGTTCTACAAAGAGCAAGCCCACCAGAAAGAAGCTTGGGAATGGCTGCAAAAGCAACTCACCCCTGCTGAGCTGGCCGAATTTGGACGCTTGTACCGTCGATCTTCAGCGCCCTCCTTTCAAAATCCCCTACAAGTGCCCTATTTTTCGCAAAGGGACAATGCCTCGGGGCAAGGGCATAGGGAGTGTTTCAGCAGCTCCTGCGCGATGATCGCGGCCTTCTACGGGAAGGTAAAGACTGACGATGAATACAACTCCATTCGTGCGAAGTTTGGTGATACCACCAATTCCACGGCACAAGTGAAAGCGCTGCAAAGCCTTGGTCTGAAGGCTGTATTCCGTCAAGATTTGACACGCGCTGACCTTGAGGCTGAAATCAAAGCAGGCTTTCCCGCAGCTACGGGCTGGTTGCATCAGGGAAATTACAGGCGCCCTTCTGGGGGAGGGCACTGGAGCATCGTGGCTGGACTTAGCAATGGAGGCGTGATCATGCACGATCCCTACGGCGCCGCTGATCTTGTCAATGGTGGCTACATCAATGGCACAGGTGGTAAGTTTGCCACTTACGCTTATCAATACTGGCTTCCTCGATGGGAAGTAAAAGGAGGCGATGGGTGGGGGATTATTGTTCGGCCATGAACAACGAAACCATCGCCAAAGCTTTGTTCTACGAACTAGCGCTGTTCGCTATTCGCAAACGGCCGAAACTTGCCACCAACGCAATCATTAAAGCAATTCTTGACCATTGCAAACCATTCTGGGCAGAATGGAAAACCGATCAAACGCTCAAGAAAGTTGACGAGCAGGCTGTCAAGCTTGTTGAGCAATGGGAAAAAGAGGAGCGGTATCATCGTGCCCAAGAACTTGCCGCCACTGCAGAAAAGCTATTCCCTGACGCTACAGTAACGCCTGTGCCTGACGCGCCAGTGCCTAGCGTAATGATCATTAGGGAAGCCCCTGCATTTGCCTCTGAGGGCGTGAAGGCTCTCGGAGGAGAACTTCGCATTACCTACCGGCTAGACAAATGATGGGTCTTTTGGTGCTTTGGGGGCTGTTGTCTTGCACGGTGGCAAGTCTTTCTATTCGCTGTGAATACAGCAGAGCGCAGCACATTAAGGAGCAGGCTACGTTGGTCAAAAAAGAAAGCCGCTTCTTTGGTTAGCTATTGCTTTGGGCACAGCCTTTGGAGGCTGTGCAGCGGCTAATGGTTTTGTGCTTGGTCCCTCCGCCTGAGGAGGGGCTTTGGCCGATTCAGACTGAGCTGCTTGGCCGGAGCGCCTCCTGAATTGATCTTGTGCTTGCCGGGTTAGTTGAGGGTACTTCCTAGCTGCACGGAGGTAAGGGTTCATTGCGTCATAGCCTCCAGCGTTGGAGTGTCTGGAGCTTGCTCTGAATCACCAAAAAACGTCCGATGCGCAGTATTGACCACCA